CTGCTAAAAAAGCATTAGACTCAGCGGTTTCAATCCCTAGAGAAGTAGGCATGGTAGCTGGGGCAATTAACCCATTCCTAGGTCTAGCTGCTGGTGTGGGCAATATAGGAAGTCAGCTTACTGCAGTATCTAAAGCTCAAGCTAACAAGCGTATGGCTGAGTTCCTAGGTAAGACTGAAGAAGCTAATGCTATCCAAGCAGATATCGACAGATTCCTTCAAAATGCTCCTGGTGCTGTTAGGACTTTTGATAGTGCCTTTGCTAAAGGTGACCAAAGATTCCAAGATGCTTTAGCAGCGGCTACAAGTGTTAACGCACCAGACGAAGCTGTTATCTATCTAGAAGATGAGGCTGGCACTCCCCTCTTAAACGAGGTAGGAAGAGCCAACCTAAAAGAATATACTGATACCTTTAAAACTGCTGCAACCACAAGCCGTGATGTTTCTATTAGACCAATGTTACGTCCAGAAGGTTTTGAACCTTCAATAGCTCAACTGCAGGATAAGTTAGATAAAGGTATAGAGCTTTCTAGTGCAGAGAAGAAACGGTTAGAAGGTGCTGAGACAACAAGAGTAGAAGTAGAACCTCAAAGAAGAACAAGAACTGACAATCCTAAAGTTACTCTAGGTAAAACTCTTGACACTGGTGTAGTAGGTAACAACACATCTGGTCGTAACACAGCTTCTCAGAACCTTGCTAATAGCTTAACTCCTAATGACGGTAAAGTATACGTTGACGGTGTACTTAGAGAAGAGAAAGTCCAAAGGTACTCTCCTCAAGAAGTAAGTCAAGCAGAGAGTAATGCTTCAGCAGCAACTAACGACTGGGTTGCAGCAACTCAGGCAGCTCAGAATGTTTCTACTGATGATCCTAGAGCTTGGCACGAGGCTATGCAAGCACAAGCTGAAGCAAGTAGAAGAGCTACAGCAGCAATTCAAGAAAGAACAAGAGCTAGAAACAACGACAATGATTCTAGTAATGACTCCCCATCTTCAGGTGGCGGCGGCTGCTGCTTCATTATGCTAGAAGCTCGATATGGTGACGGTACTATGGATGAGGTAGTTCGTAGATACCGTGATGAGTACATGACAGATCGTAACCGCCGTGGGTACTACCGCACAGCAGAAGTACTTGTACCTCTAATGCGTAAGTCAAAAGTATTTAAGTGGGTTGTTACTAAAACATTTGCTGATCCTCTTGTATCTTACGGTAAGTATTACTATGGACAGAATAAACACGGTGTGATATACTCCCCAGTAAAGAACTTCTGGATGAAGGTCTTTGACATCGTAGGCGGTGACACGGAGTTTATCAGAGAAAATGGAGAAGTCGTATAGTAAGCCTTACACAGAGGCATACGCAGAGAAGTATAACAATTTATATCTTCTAGATGAGCCACACCACCAGCACACAAAGTTCGAAATAGAAGTAATAGAAAGTTTACTTCAAGATAAGAAAAGCTGGTTGGATGTGGCTTGCGGAACTGGATACCATTTAGACACTGTAAAGTCTGACGTAGAGAAAACTGGTATTGACCGCTCAAAGGACATGATTAACTACGCTAAGAATAATACTAGTAAAGATATTAATTACTTAGTGGGTGATATTAAAAAAGTAAAACTAAAAAATGTTTATGACTTAGTTACTTTCTTATGGATTGGTTATGTTCACTCGAAGTCTGTTCCTGATGCCGTAAACTCTTTGTATGTTTCTTCTACTAGAGTAGCTAAAGACGGAAACTTCTTACTGACTTTCTGTGACCCTATGTACCTCTTTGAATCCTTTGAAGACAGGCAAGACTTTTTAGGAAGAGGTAATATGACTTTTGATGGAGTTGTTTGGTCTTATAGAGATGACATAAATAAACTAGAATATAAAAACCTCGTAGCTCCTAACAGATTTAAAATAGTAGAAAAGATATTACCTAATTTTACAGACGTAGTAGAAATACTTTATCCACAAGAAAATAGTATGTACTGGAAAAAGTCAGCACTCTTATTTACAGGAAAGAAACTTTAATGGATACCAAAAGACAACCATACTCTTCAGTCGATGAAGCAAAAGCTGATATGATGGATATCTATAAGAAAGATATCATGGATAGAATTGAAGGTCTGTCTGAAGAAGAGAAGAAGATACTTTTAGACTTTTCTGCAACTCCTGCTGCTGAAGTTGTCTCTAAGATCCTTGGACCAGAACTAGCAGGAATGGGATCTGCGGTTCCACAGCAGCAACCTCAAATGGAAGAACAACCCTCTCTTCCTTTAGAGATGCCTAAGAAACGTGCTGGTTTAGGCGCACGATAAACTGCCTAGGCAATCCAAATAAGTATAAGGCTACCCAGCATTCCGCTGGCCCCATCATAAGGAGATAACTATGCCTGAACTAACTGCAGTAGAAACCCCTAAGTCAGCAGGGTTTGTTGATAGAGGATATAACCACGAGCGCAAACGTAAGCGCATGGAAGAGGAAGAGCGAGAGATCGCAAAGCTAGAAGCGGAGGCCAGAGGTGAAACCTTCGAAGAAGAATCCGATGGCGAAGGATCTGAGGCAGCCGAAGTACAGGCCACAGGTAATACCCAACAAGAAGAAGCCAACGCTGAAGTTGAAGCACAAGAAGATGACTCAAACCTAAGCCCTGAGGAGAAGTCATTTAAGAAACGCTATGGTGACCTACGCCGTCACATGCAACAAAAAGAAAAAGAGTGGGAAGATAAGTTTAAAGCATTCGAAAACAGAATGCACAAAGAGTCTATCATTCCACCTAAGTCAGATGAGGACATCGAGGAATGGTCCCGTCAGTATCCTGACGTAGCTGGTATCGTTGAGACTATTGCTGCTAAGAAAGCTCAAGAGATGTTCAAGAAAGCTGAGGACAGATTGTCACAGCTAGATGAAATACAATACGAAGCGGAGCGTAAGACAGCAGAAGCTAAGATCCGTGACTCTCACCCTGACTTCGATAAACTAAGAGACTCTGATGCATTCCATCACTGGGCAGAAGCACAACCTCGTTGGGTACGTGACGCTCTGTATGAGAACATGGATGATCCAGATTCTGTTATTCGTGTTATTGACCTATACAAGATTGATAACGGAGATACACCACAAGCTAAGAAAACTAAGACAAGGGAAGCAGCCAAGTCCATCTCTAAAGGTTCTAGAACTAAAGTAGATCCTACAGAGGGTGGTGCTACTCTTAAAGAGTCAGAGGTCGCTAAGATGTCTGCCAGAGAGTTTGAAGCTCGTGAAGAAGAAATCACTAAGGCCATGCGCACAGGAAAATTTGTGTATGACCTCAGCGGTAGTGCACGATAAGTGTTGACAAACACTTTCTTGTACATATAACTAAGTACGTATAGTTTTTAAGAGCCTCTTTATGACTACCTCTTAATACTAGAAATACTTTCCTTACATAAAAGTCTAAACTAAAAAGAACTACCTGTTCAAGTATAGGCCCAGTAAATATCTGGTAGCGCAACTGGATATTATCTGCACCCTAGAAAACGATCAGCCTCTTTATAGGTGTTTAGCTTTTCCCCAAAGCCAAATATCATGGAGGATTTAATTATGGCTTTTGCAGTAGCGTCAGGTTACACTAACCTGCCAAACGGGAATTTTTCCCCAGTCATCTACTCGAAGAAAGTTCAGCTTGCTTTCCGCAAGTCAACTGTTGTAGGTGATATTACTAACTCTGATTATTTCGGAGAGATCAGTGCACAAGGTGACACTGTGAAGATCATCAAAGAACCTGAGATTTCAGTTTCAGCATATGCTCGTGGTACAACCATCGCAGCACAAGATCTTCAGGATGACGATTTCTCACTAGTCGTTGACAAGGCGAACTACTTTGCCTTCAAAATGGATGACATCGAGGAAGCGCATTCACATGTCAACTTCATGGATCTTGCTACCAACCGTGCGGCTTACCGCTTGGCTGACCAGCATGACCAAGAAGTATTGGGCTACCTATCTGGTTACGCTCAGTCTGCGTTGCACACAAATGCTGACACAGTAAACACAACTGTGAACGGCACAAAAGCAAACTCATCTGCTGGTTCAGACGAATTGCTTGCAGCTAACAAACTGAAGAAAAGTGACTTCGGTAACATTACTACTTCTGCTGCTGGCGATCACTCAATCCCAGTTGCTGCACGTTTACCAGGTGCTACAGCACTTCCAACAGCCTATGTGTCACCAACAATGTTGATTGCACGTATGGGCCGCTTGCTTGACCAACAGAACGTTGACAAAGCAGGGCGTTGGTGTGTAATTGACCCTGTCATGATGGAAATCTTAATGGACGAAGATTCACGTCTTCTAAATTCTGACTTCGGTGATGCAGGTGCACTACGTAACGGTCTAGTGTTGAACAACTGGAACGGCTTCCGTGTATATGTTTCAAACAACCTACCATCTGTAGGTACTGGACCATCTACAACTGGTACAGCGAACCAGAACACTAACTACGGTGCTATCGTTGCTGGTCATGACTCTGCAGTTGCTACTGCCGAGCAGATCAACAAGACTGAGACATACCGTGACCCAGATTCTTTTGCTGACATCGTGCGTGGTATGCACTTGTACGGCAGAAAAATCCTAAGACCAGAAGCGTTGGTCACAGCTAAGTACAACTTGGCGTAATAGCTTAAAGGAGGGGGCTGCTTCGGTGGCCCTCTTACTCGTATGAATCTAGTTTCTTCTGAATACCAACAAGTCCTAGCTGACACCCACAAGCTAACTAAGAATGAATGGGGCGGTGGACACAGTGTAGATAAGCTACCTCGATACGAAGGTTTTCTGAAGAGCCTAGAAGTTAAAACAATACTAGACTACGGCTGCGCTAACGGCAAGTTTAAAGTCTACATGAATAAAAAGAAACCTGAGTATACTATTAAAGAGTATGACCCCGGTATAAAAGGTAAAGAAGAATTACCTACACCAACTGAGTTCGTAGTTTGCTGTGATGTGATGGAACACGTTGAGCCAGACTATTTAGACAGTGTAATGAGTAACTTAAAGGATTTAGTTGTTAAGGGTGGATTCTTTAATATCTCTACTAAAGAAGCTATTACAATATTATCTGATGGAAGTAATGCCCATAAGATTGTAGAGACAGGTGAATGGTGGGTAGATCTTTTTAGTAAGTACTTTGAAGTGTTTGATGTAGAGATTAAAAGATTTGAAACGAATTTTAAAGTGCTCCCAAAAGATATTTGATACAGTTATTCTACCACTAGATAATATCAACTCTGTAAATGATAACCTTAACGATCTCGCATTTGAAAAAACTCTTAAGAAGAGTATAGCCTCTAAAGGAATGCTTAACCCTATTCTTGTTTGTACTGATAAAGACTTTAAACAAACAGATATAAGTAACTTCGAGCGAAGACCAGTGCCTGAAGACATTAAAGAGAAGTACAGATGTCTAATAGGAAACAACAGATATAAGTTCGCTTTAGAAAATAACTATACTCACATAGAATGCCACATCGTTAAAACTTATGATGAAGTTAAAAGAGCACATCATAAAACTCAAATAGAACCTAGAAAGATGTAATATGACTACGTATGTTTCTTTAACAAACGAGTTACTCAGAAGACTAAACGAGGTTCCTCTTGATATAGCAGGGGATGGTTTTGATACTGTACGTAATGTCCAAGCTGCTGCTAAAGATGCTATCAATAATAGCCTTAGAGAAATATACCAAGTAGGTATGGAGTGGCCTTTCCTTAAGACTACTTATACTCAGGCTCTTACTGCTGGTACAAACGAATATAGTTTTCCTTCTGACTTCTCCCGTGTTGACTGGGAGACTTTCTACATTAAAAAACTAAGCTCTGAGAATAACACTCCTCAACTTCTTAGAGTAATTCCTTATGAAGAATATTTAAAGAGTTATAGACCGCAAGACGATGGAGGGGGTCAAGCGACTCCTACTTTAGTTTATCAAACCTTCGGGGAAAGCTTTGGGGTAACTCCTACTCCAAACGCAGCTTACGAGATTGAGTATGTCTACTGGAGTATTCCTGCCTCACTTAATCTCTATAATGATAACTGTGTTATTCCTGAACGGTTTAATCATGTTATTATTGATGGGGCTATGGCTTACATGATGACCTTCCGTAGCAATGAGCAATCTGCTGCAATGCACCAGCAGAAGTTCGAGCAAGGAATTAGACATATGAAGCGTATCCTATTTGATGATGAATTACGTTTGAGATCTATCGTAGTTGAAAGACGCTAATGGATAATTTAAGAACTCACCTTACAGTTTGTCAGGGTGGACTTATAACAAATACTGATCCGCTTACTCACGCATCTGCTTTAGGTGGTAGTGCTTTGCGTATGATCAACTATGAGCCATCTCTTTCAGGTGGGTATAGACGTATTAGTGGGTTCCAGAATGACTACGGTACTGTTCCCGGTACTGGCCCTGTTTTAGGTGTTCACATAAATGGTAACCTAGCAGATGGTATTTTTGCTTGCAGAAAACCACTTTCTGGGTATAACTACTTGCACCAGTGGAATGCTACTACAGAGTCTTGGGATGCTGTAACATCTGTTGGTAATCCTGACATGACTGACGTAGACCGTGTGAGATTCACAAGCTACAACTGGTCAGAAGAAGTTCTACTTATTACAGATGGTCAGAACCCAGCAGCTACTTATAACGGAACAACATATACTCAGATAACAGGCAGTACTGCCCCAACAGACCCTAAGTTTTCTGAAGAGTTTTCTTCTCACATATTCTTAGCAGGGGATAGCGCAGAGCCATTTAACTTGTACTTCAGTGCACCAGTTAATGCTACAGACTTCACACCAGCAAATGGTGCAGGGGTCATCAACGTAGGTTACAAGATCACAGCAATCAAGAAGTTCCGTAACTCTCTATTTATCTTTGGTGCTAATAACATTAAGAAGCTTGTTGGAACAAGTATAGCAGACTTTACCTTAGAGAATGTTACAGCTAATTTGGGTTGCGTAGCTCCTGACTCTGTGGTAGAATTTGGTGGTGACCTACTATTCTTAGGACCAGATGGTATTCGTCCTATCTCAGGTACTGATAGAATTGGTGACATCGAGCTTGCCCCAGTATCTAAAGAGATTCAAGACATCTTTGATAACTACTACTTATCTGAAACTATTACAGACATTAGTATTGTTGTTATTAGGAAGAAATCACAGTTTAGGTTCTTCTTTAAGAATGACTCTTCACTCTCATTGATTGGTGCTATCCGTAAGTCTCAGAATAAACAGAGTATCTTTGAGTATAGTCAGCTTATTGGTATTGAAGCTAACTGTGTTGCATCTGGTTACCTTGGTCAGTTCGAGCACGTAATACACGGTGATAACTCTGGTAAGGTATACCGCCAAGAACGTGGCACTAGCTTTGACGGGAATGATATCTTTAGTCTGTACCAGACACCTTACTTCTATATGGAAGATCCAGAGATAAGAAAGATTGTCCATAAGGTTGATACTTATCTTAAATCAGAAGGTAACACAGAAGTCTTTGTGGGTGTGTACTATGACTATGATGATGTATACTCCCTGAACCCTACATCTTATAGCTTCTCTACTGAAGGTGCAGCAGCCGTGTACGGTACAGCTATTTATGGGTCAGGTGATATCTTTGATGGTAACCCTTCCCCTAAGGCTTTAACAAACGTATCTGGTTCTGGTAAGTCGGTTTCAGTTAGCTACGTTACTAATAATACAAATGCAAGTCATACAATCCAAGCTATTGCTATGACGTATGGTTTGGCAGACAGGAGATAAACCGTGGCAGGTTATACAAGACAGTCTATAGCAGACATTATCCCTACCGCTACAGTACGTGCGGCCCCTCTTAACGCAGAGTACAATGCGATCCGTGATGCTTTCTCCGCATCTGGCGGTCACAAGCACGATGGCACTGCAGCAGAAGGTGATTATGTACCTCTGATCTCTGACTTAGATAACTATAACAAAGTAGTCATTGATAGCACTAACAACCGTGTTGGTGTATTCGTAGAAGTATCTGCTGCTGCTGTTGAGCAAGTACGTTTCCAAGATGGTGCAATTGTTCCTGTCACAACTAATGACATTGATCTTGGTACTTCTTCATTAAAGTTTAAAGACCTATACCTAGAAGGTACAGCTACTATCGGGAGTATATCCCTTGATGGTGGTACTATTGATGATACAGTAATTGGTGGTACAACTCCTGCTGCTGCTACATTTACTACGATGACAGCTACTACTGTTGACATTAATGGTGGTGCAATCGACGGAACTACTATTGGTGCAACTGTTGCTGCTGCTGCTGACTTCACCACAATGGATGCATCTGGTAATGCTACTGTTGGCGGTACATTCGGTGTAAC